TCTTAGGCTCGTTAGCCGTTCACCTAGTGTCATATTGTCTCCTTAAAGGAAATATCATATTACCAAACAGTAGGGTACTATATAGTTACCTGTTTTGTCTTTTTGTGGTAATATATTGGTACTAAACGACTTATGGAGGTTCTTTGTGGCTACCGTTTCAGTTAAAAAAGCCATTAGTAAAGTGGGTACTCAACAGCAAGTGGCGGATTTTTTGGGGGTTTCTCGTCAGACCATCAAAGTCTGGGTCAGAAATAACAGGGTGTCGCCGAATTATGTTGTGCGCTTTTGCCAGATTACTGGGCTAACGCCAGAGCAAGTGAATGGCTTCGCTAAAGACGTTCTCACGTTTAAGAAAAAGGTCGAGTCTCGGCGCGAAGGAATGCCAGCATCGGTCATAGGTTGACCCAACGAGATACGGCGCGACTAATAACAGATTAAAGAGGGTGACGTGAGTTATTCAGCACAAACATGGGCACGAGCACAACAAGTGGGCAATTCAACAGCGAAGTATGTCCTCCGTGAGCTTGCGTATTGCCACAACGGAGAAACAGGGCTTTGTTGCCCTTCCCTGCAAAGCCTGTGCGACGTGCTCGAAATCAAGAAGGCCGACACCGTGCTCAATGCGATCCGATATCTCGAAGAACACGGGTTTATTTCCGTTTTGAAGAAGTCGGTACGCGTTAAGGACTATTGGCACAACGAGTACCGCTTTATTGGTTTTGACCCGAACGAATGGACGGCGACGACGAAGAAAAAGGGCAGGGCAAGTACTCCAAAAAATGGAGTTCATAACCTCCAAAAATCGGAGTCGAGACCTCCAAAAATTGGAGTACATGAGGAACAAAATAGCGACCCAAGCACTCCAAAAATCGGAGTGCATGACCTCCAATTTTCGGGAGAACGTACTCCAAAAATCGGAGTGCATGACCTCCAAAAATCGGGATGTAACAAGGAATATAAAGGAAAGGAACAGGGAATAGAAGGGAATAGATACGCGCGCGAGCAACAACCAGCAAAAGACGAGTCCGTCGCTGACGCTTCGGATTACCTCCCTTTTGATGACGAGCTTTTAGACGAAATCCCGTTTCCCGAGGATGAGCTGTTCGATGACTTAGCGCCCATCCCCACGGAAACCAAAGTCGAGAGCAAGCCAAAGCAAAAAAGGGCAGCTAAGCCAAAGGAGTCAACGGACGAACTCCAGAAGCCCGAAGGAGTGGCCGACACGGTTTGGACGGATTGGTTGAAGCACAAGAAGCGTAAAAGCGTTAAGGCGACGCAATACATGGTCAATGCCCTGAAACGCGAAGCCGACAAAGTACCAATGACCCTAGAGCAGGCGATGGTCTACCAACTCGAACAGGGCTGGACGGGCTTCAAGGCTGAATGGGTTAACAACAAACAGAACTCTAGACCAGCGTGGAAACGTCCATCGCCTTTTGACGACATTTCCCACGTGGACTCTTGGGATGAAGATTTGAATTCATGAGGGGATAGTCATGGCACTGAAAAAACTGGATTTAGAAGCTCTTAAAAACATGGTTAAAAACGAGCCAAGCAACAGTGACCTACTGCCAAAAATGGTTGAGAAGGTCTTTCATTGCCCAGTTCACGGCGATGTTATCGATTATGTGCAAGAGCATGAAGAGCCTAGCCACTGCCACTTGTGCGAAGACGCTAAGCGCAAAACTCAAAGAGCCCTTGATGACTTAATGCAAAACGAATTAGCACGATACCGCCAATTTCGAGAATTCTTTGGCGAATATTTGCCTTTTTCCTTGGTTGACCACAAGCAAACCTTTGAGAACTTCGTGCTCTCCGATCAAGGCACAACTGAGAAGACAAAGGCTCAAGCACTAGCACTCAAGACGGCTCAGCGATTCGCCATGAGGTTTACCGATCGAATGCTTGAAGGCCACGAGAAAAGCCAGCGTGGAATGATCTTTCATGGACTTTATGGCACAGGGAAAACGCACCTAGCAAGCGCCATTGTCCAAGAAGTGAAAAAGCAAGGATGGCATCCCCTCTTTTGGAGCATTGGTGACTTTTTCTCCTTGTTTAAGTCGGGGGCGTCATTAGCGCATTTGCCACTAAAGCACCACCTAGCCAGAGTCCCACTACTTGTCTTGGACGAAGTCGGTCGCTCTACGGGCAGTGAATTTGAAAACAACCTGCTTATGGGGCTTCTGGATATGCGCTCCAAACTGGGAAACCCCACAGTGTTTCTCACCAATCTGGAAGGGAAACAGTACAAGGAAATGCTCGGGGGTGCTATCGCGAGTAGAAGCAGCGCTTATTTCTGGAGCGTGGCTTTTAGCTGGAACGATTTCAGAAAAAATCAAGCCACCAAACAAACGACTTACGAAGAAATTTTTTAATGAGGAGTGAAGCACAAATGAACGAAAAAAACGAAACCACAACGAGCCCGCTTGAAAACCCATGGGGAAAATGCTCCGTTCACGGATGCCCAATTAGTGCGTGCGTCAATAGCAACGGGAGGCTTTTTTGCTTGTACCACAGAGGTGTTCCAGAAAATCACTGCGATGCGGTGACTGAGAAAATCAACCTCCCAGAAATGAAAACACTGATTCACATCGCCCATTTGTTTGAGCGAGTCCATACGCTGATTGACCAGCGCGCATTAGCCACAGAATTCAACGCTTATGCAACCAAGCTGAATATTGCCGAACGTATGCGCAAAAACGAAAACCCAAGCTACATCCCCATTGTGGTGGAGGACAAACTTCTCCCCGAATGTGGTCCAAGCTTTCATGAGGCAATCCCAGCCAACAAGATCCTTGTAGCTATTGCCAATTTTCTGAGTGCTAAGGCTGCGCCACCACCAGCCAAAAAGAACAAAGACAATGAGGGCGAAAACGAGCACAGCGCCCCTATCGAAAAACTCTCATCAGAGGTGGTCGACATGCTCAGGAGCTTGCACCAAAAGTACCCAATCGAAACCCACGCAAGCTACGAAGCTGGCTTCCCTTTTTGAGGAGGATGAAACGAAATGACGATGAAACCAGAATGGCCGGAAGACCAAAAAAACGCTTACCGCCGTGGATACGATCTCGGAAAAACAGGTGTAGCACGCCACGCGCTTGCCAACTATTTCAACAGCTATAACGCAAAGAACCAAGAGACTTTTATGAAGGGATACCTCGAGGGGTGGAAAATCAAACAGCATTCCGAAAAAGCAGATTCTGAAAAATGAATCTTACCCCGAAGCTTTAACACCCCCTAGGAGAGGTTTAGAGGACGATAGGCGCATTCAAATAAGTTTTTCGATAACTTATGTCAAAACGCAAATGAATCGCTCTATGAAGCTCTAAACCGCCTTCTCGATGGTGCAGTGATTTTGATGATTGTTTGAAAGGGAATAAAACATGTGTCGTTATGAATCCGCATTTGAACTTTATGACCAGTACGTCGGTTTAATCGATGAGTACCAGAAGCCCTTAGCCTTCCTCAGAGAGAAAACTGAGTTTGGCGCAAATGTGCTTGATAAAGAGTCACTCTGTGAGAGCTTAATTGAATCGACTGACTTTGAGTGTGTCTTGTTGGACTTAGAGCTTCTTACTAACGAAATTAATGCCGAAAAAACGAATACTGGACACACCCTGACCAAAGAGGAAAAGGACTTAACGCGTGAGCTGATCCATTACGGTGAAATCGCCGCTTCAGAAGCTATGAATGCCCTTAGCCAAAAAGAGCACGACGAGATGATGAGGGAGGCAGACGCGGCCATTTATCCGCCCCCATGCTAAGGGGTGGAGAGCGTCTTTTAGAGTGCCAAAAGTACACGCTTCGCGCGCGAGAGGAGTGAAAAAATGGGCGGATTTGAATTTTTAGTTGTGGTCTTGGTCGCGGTGTTAGCCGTGCTTGCTTTGAATAGTTAAGGAGGGAATCGGTGAAAGATTTTATTTATCCGTGGGACGAGAAGGACGATATCGCGATTTCGAATAAGCCCAAGCGTTGGGTCGAGGGCTACACGGACGGCCGCGAAACGTGCGTGATTACCATCGAGCAAAACGACCTTATCGCCTCGTATAGCGAAGAGGAACAGCGGGAATATTACGCAGGGCGAAAAGAGGGCGGAATTCGCCTTTTTGCGCTTATGTACTCGAACCCGAAAGTCAGACCTTATGACGAGTGGAAACCGAAAAAGAGAGGCTAAGCGTGATCTTGTCTTTTGAGGTTTTGGGTGCGGTAGTACCTAAAGGACGTCCTAGGTTTACTCGGTTTGGGAGCGTGTACACGCCGAAGAAAACAACGGACTACGAGAAACACGTTCACAGGCAAGCGGAAAAAGCTTTGAGCGAAACACAAAGTCCAGGACTTATTTCTTCGCCAGTGAGGGTCTTTATTACGGTCTATATGCCTATTCCACAGTCATGGAGTGGCAAGAAAAAACGAGAGGCGGTAGGTGTCGCGCATAGCAAAAAACCCGATTTGGATAACCTCGTTAAATCGGTGATGGACGGCATGAACAAGGCGTTATTTACCGATGATTCTTTGGTGTGCGACATTCGGGCAAATAAGCTTTACGGCGAAACGCCTCGAGTAGTGGTTACGGTTGAAACAGTTGATTAAGAAGGGAGCTTAAACAGATGGAAAGCAAGGAAATCGAGGGGTCTAATGCGACCCATGAAAAATGGCAACACACTGAGAACGGCTTTGGGGGCAATTATCCGCAAGAGGGTAAGCATTGCCTTTTTGCCTTAAAGCCGAACGCTCGTTTTCGATACGAGAAGCGCGCCGACCGCCACCAGAAGGCACGCAGGAAAGAGAACGGGGCTTTTAGTGGTGGGGTTATTGCCTTCGGGTATCGATACACTGCTACACGCATTTATTTGCCTCTTTATTGGGTTTCGGTCTCTTTAGCGGACGTGCAAATGTGGCAACCAACGCAAGCACCAGACTATTACAACGGATATGGGCGCGACGGGGAAGAGTGCTTTTTAACGAAGTGGGATTAATCCGATGGACGAAATCGAACGGCTTCTAAGGAATTGGGGGCGGTGGGCATACGATGACCATAGGACGCGTAAAGGTGTTTCTAACATTCAGATCGTGCTTAACCGCTTAAAGCTTTACGGCGAAAAAGGATCAAGCAGCGAAGATGATCGGGCGGCACCTACGGCGATAAGAACCCAGATTGACGAAGCCGAAGCGATGAGGATAGACAAGGCGATATGCGCCTTACCCTCAGTCCGCGTTGACGATAAGAAAGCGATTAAGCTTTTGCAGATGGTCTATATCACGTGGTGGGTAAGTTTCCCTTCGGCGTGCCGTCAGTGCGGGTTATCCACAAGACAAGGACGCGAATCGATCAAAATCACCAAGGAACGCTTAAGCCGTATTTTGGAGGGTCAAGAATTATTTTTTGGCGAAATTTGACAAATCCAAAAAAGGTGTGTAGTTTTGAGAGTATCAATTGCTACCTCTCATAAGAGCAGACCTTATGACAAATGATTGCGCCGTATGGCGCGTTTGTCATGCCTGAAAGAAACATCAGGCAAGGACTGAGGGATTGGATTGTTGTTGATATCGAGTTGTTTCCTTACAACTAAGAAGTTAAGCCCTTCGAGAAATCGAGGGGCTTTAACTTTTTCAGGCTACGGGCTAGTGCTAGCCCAACGACATGAGGACGGCAATATGTTTGAAGGATGGTTAGGCGTGGCGTTGGTCATGCTACTGTTCGTGTGGCCGGTGTTTGACGATTAAAAGCCTCGCCAACACACGGATGACGAGGCTAAAACTTACTTGCCGCCGCCCTTGGGCTTTGGCGGAGTGTATTGACTGGGATCGGCGTCGAACGCGAGACTCTGTTTTACTTTTGGGAATCTAACTGGCTTGGCCGACGGTGCGCGAGTGACGACCGTAGGCTGCGTTGGTTGGGGTGGGGGCGTTGGCTTTGCAGGCGTAGAGGCTCCCGCCCCTTTTGATTTCGTCATAGAAGTTCCTCCATGAGATGAATGACAAGTGAAACGAAGCAAAGTGCAAACGAGACTTGCAAAATCAAGCCGATCTTTCTAAGAGTTAGCCCTTTGCGATGAATAATGGCCATGGTCTGGTTGAGCGAGTCATCCGCGCAGTCGATTAGACCTGTATAGTGCGCCAGAATCTGCGTAGCACTGACAGGGTCTGCCGCTAAAACGTTGTCAACGTAGAAGACCTGAGAGATGTGGACGCCATGCTCATCTCCGCTACTCCCCCAGGAAATGGTGATGCTAAGAAAGAAGGCAACTGCTGCGCCGAGTGCTATACAAGCTAAGGTAGCCGCGATCGCGACATCCCATTGCGTTATAGCGCGTTGGCTGCTAAAAGCGTTGGCGAGAATACGGTCGTAGTAGCCGAGCGTAAACACGATAAAGGTGGATGCTACCCAGATGTAGTTTTTGGCGATGGTGACCTGCCGCCCATAGACATCGATGTACAGCTGTCGTGTGTGCGCTTCTATTCGATTAAGCGTATCGATGGCGATTTTGATGCTTTCTGAGTAATCAGGGCGATGTTCATCGGCGGTTGTTTCTTCGATGTTGGCTAGCTCGGTCATAGTTTCCTTCTCATTGGGTGTGTGCCGTTTAAAGGCCTCGGATTATGATACGCCCAACATGGCGGTATTACTACACGGGTACGGGCACGTCCTGGAGTCTGGCGGGCAGTACAGCGAAACAATCTTTGGGGACACCAATGACCTTAGAAGAGATCAAAATGCTTGGCTTCTGCTTCGCGCTAGGCAGACGTGTCGCCAATATGCGGGCACTCGCGCGAGACGCGGAGTTCGTTCAACCGAAAAACTCTCAGTGGGTGACTTTTGAGAATAAGCAGCGCGTTCTTATCGACAAAAGTTCTGGAGAAATTTTGCTGGGTCTAGGCGATCAAAACGGAAAAATGATTGATGAGTTGAGTGAAGGTAAGAAAGCGGTACGCGGCGATAAGGTCGGAGACAACACTCTTCTTGCCTACTCTCAAGAGGAGATGGCAGATAGAGCAAATCGCGCCAAAGCGGCAATATACGGGATTTTGGATAGTAGTCCAGGAAACAAGGTTTCCGCGCAGGATCTTACCAAAATACAGAAGGCATTCACGGAGCATTTTCGAGGGAAGTACCCACTGAAGATCGGAAATAAAAACTATTTAGCGACAGTTTCAACAAAAACTTTTAAAGAGAGTTTGTATAAAAACCAGCAATACGCAGAAATATCAGGGGGATTCCTCGATAAGAAAGATATTAAAGACAAAGTCGAAGCGCTATTTTTACTGCATATGGTATTTTCCAGCGCTCGAACAAAAATCAAACGAGGCTGGAGCGAGCCAAGCGGGCTTCATCCAAATGAAGAGTTTATGACACTTTCTTTAGCGGTCGGCGGAAAAGAACTGGTAGTTGATATAAAGCGTAGACGAGGAGGGCGCAAAAATTGGATGAATACGCATTACGCGCATTTTGCGAAAGATGAAGAAATGCGAGCGGAAGAAGTAGAGTTAGTCTGTGTGAGGTGGAAATAAGATAGGGAATGAAAGTGGCAGGATTAGCCGAAGAGGAAACGCGACGACACCGTGCATAGCACCTCATTCCCTGAGTAGCCCGACCCAGCCCCTACTATTTCAAGGGTGGCGTAGTCCGGTCGCCCTCTTTAGACCAGGGTCTTTCACCCTAGCCCCACCGATGTCTGCTTCAGTACAGGCTACTACGATCTATGGATTCATTCTATGACAAGTTGGTTTTGTAAGTCAACAAGGCTGCGGATGTTAGCCCTCTTCGTAGCGGATGGAAGTATGGAGGAGGTCAGGGAAGCAGCGGAATCTAAGCTCCAAATGGAGTTGCCGATCGAGCTGATTGAAAAGTAACGCCCGCCACTTGGTGGGCTTTTTATTACCTAGCGAGCGTTCGCAGGAGTCGACATGAGATTAGAGGATATTAGAGCACTAGGTCGTTGCTACGCACTGGGGTGTAAGCGCAAACAAAAGAATGACAAAACGGCAAATGATGAGGCGCGATGGATTACGATTCACCCGAATGGCAATGGCGCAAAAGCCGGTGGTTCGGGGGATAAGACTGTACGAAGAGTTTTAATCGATAGCGACTCTGGGATTATTTTAAAAGGAATGGGTGGAGCGTTTACGGGCAAGCCATTGTCTCAGATTAGTGCTATTGGGAGGGGTTTAAAAAATAAGTCCTCCAACACCAAGACTGGCGTGACTACTCAGCCAAAAACAGAGATACAAAACAACCAAAACACTCAGCAAAACATACCAGATACAGTAAACGCGAATACAAACAATGCTAATCAGTCTCAGCAGGGGGTAGGGACTCAAGCACAACCTCAATCTCAGGCAGAAACCCAGACTCAGGCTACAGCGCCAGCAAAGACTCCCGATTACGCAGGTCAACGTCAAGCCTTCTTGCGTGGTGAGAAATACTTTAAGGACGCTGACGGTACTGAGTACTATCGCGCCAGCTCTAATGGCGGTTGGATTGAGGCCAGTAAGCTCAAACTCGACTCCCAAAAGGACGATTTTAAGGAAGCAAAGGCTAAGGTCAACTCTCCTGAGTATCAGCGAATCCGCGAGTCTATGGCTAAGGAAGCTGACAAGATGGTGGAAGCCAGAGAGCGTGGTGACCGATACTACAAAGACTCTCAAGGCAACGAGTATGTAGCCTTCTCTAATGGCTGGCAATCTGCGTATATGGCGAAGGGGACAGCCCTAGAGAGTATCCTCAATGAGGAACGGCAAAAAGCCAGTTCTTATGCTCCTAAGAATTCCGCGACCCAGACAGAGCAAAAAACAGAAGAGCGCAGAAGTGCAAAGAAGATTCTGACCGAAGGGGTTAAGCCTGTAGAACGCCCAGCTGAGGTAATGGAGGCTGCTAAGGAGTATCAGGAAGAGAAAGACTGGCGAAAGTTTGAGCTTGAGGAAAGAGCTGAAAAGGCTCAACGTAAGGTAGATAGCGCTAGCTCTCGATTAGGTCGGGCAGTAGGCGCGTTTGGTGGTATTGGTCAGCCTAATGTATCTGGGCGTATGAATGGCGCGATTAATCGTATTGACCAAGCCATGGGCGCTTACTCTCGCGAAAGTGATAAGGCTAGCTCTGCGTGGGAAAAAGCCCAAAATTATGGGAATTCAAAGGCAATTTCTTTGAGGGACCCAGAGGCCCCATATAAGCTCATGGACAAGCTCAACACCTTACTGGCTTACCAAAAGAAATTAGTCGACATTAACAAGGACTTGCGCAAGGTTAGCACTGAGGAAGAGCGCAATAAGGTATTGGCGAATTATGGTCTTAAGCCGGGAGACATCAAAATTCACCCGCGCATTGGTAAGTTTGAGGTTTATACTTTAGCCAATAACAATGGTTCAATCCGTCAGGTAAGAAAACAACTCGCAAAGGCGAATAAGATTCACGGTACTAATTTAGTTGAAAAGTAATTCAGATAGCCCTGCTAACCGTGGGGCTTTCTTTAAGGGGTGGATATGCCAGTACAGCCTAAGCGTGTAGCTAAGCCCAAGGCGGTGGTTAAGCCAAAGTCAAGGACCCGCTACACAAAAGAGTTAGCAGCGACAATTACCGACTCTCTAGCCAATGGGAAGACTCTCACCTCAATCTGCAAAAAGATAGGTTTTACACCTGCTATTGTCTATCGCTGGACTAAGCAGTTCCCTGAGTTTCACACAGCCTTTTATGAGGCCAGAGAGTTTGGAGACGCAGTCCTAGAAGACTTAGCCATTGACTTATCGGACACGCGAAAAGAGGATATAGAGACTTATGAGTCTTCTGGGGATAAAGGCACAACGAGTAGCACCACGACACGCGACAATGTGGCTCGCTCACGCCTTATGGCTGAAACACGCCTTAAGGTTGTGGCTAGACGTAAAGGCGCGAAAATCACTCAAGAGATTAAGACAGTGAAGGCTACTGAAGCTGAGTTGGTGCATAACTTCACCACTGAGCAGTTGTTTGAGATTACTCATACAAAAATCGATGACTCAACAGAAGAGGAAAAAGAATAAATTCTAGGGAGGGGCTGCAATGAGAAAACCGAGTGCGTCACTCATCAGGGCAGCTCAAAAGGAACTAAAGCGCAGAGCAGCTTCAGTCTCGCTCGCTGCCTTTGTGACCTATACCTATGAAAATTATTCATTAGGCTGGGTACATGAGGAAATATGCCAGAAACTCGATAAGTTTTTGGCTGATGTTATCGCGAAAAAATCGCCACGGCTCATTATCTGCATGCCTCCACGTAGCGGAAAGTCTGAGCTAGTCTCTAGACGTTTTCCTGCCTATGCGCTAGGACGGTATCCTTTTCTCTCCTTTGTAGGGACTTCCTATAGCTCTGACCTCTCTGGGACTTTTGCCAAAGACACGCAGAGAATTATCGAGAGTCCAGAATTTAAGGAGGTTTTCCCTTTGGTCAGAATCCCTGAAAAAGGCGCTCCAACTGAAGGGAGGGTGCGACAGTCTGACCGATTTGAAATTATCGGGGATAAGGGGAGCTACTACTCTGTGGGCGTGGGCGGTACGCTTTCTGGGCGTGGTGCTGACATTCTTGTGGTAGATGACCCAGTGAGCAATATGGAAGAGGCTATGTCTGAGCGAGTCAGAAACTCGACTTGGGACTGGTTCACTTCTGTTGCTTACACTCGACTCTCACCCGGCGCAGGGTTGATTGTGATGGCTACACGTTGGCACCTTGATGACCTGATAGGACGTATTCTTGACGCCCAGTCTCGTGGAGAGAGTGACCAGTGGGAGCTAGTTAATTATCCTGCTATCGCTGAGCATGACGAAAGACACAGAAAGATAGGGGAAGCATTGCACCCAGAGCGCTTTGGCTTAGATCGACTTGAATCTATCCAAAGGACTGTAGGCTCAAAGGTATGGAACGCACTGTACCAACAGCACCCAGTCCCTGACGGTGGCGCAATGATTAAGGCTGATTGGGTTAAGCACTGGAAGCCTGATGACCTTCCTGATAGGTTCGATACCCTTTGTTTCTCTTGGGACATGACCTTCAAGGAAACTAACACTAGTGACTTTGTCGTGGGTCAACTATGGGGCCGCAAGGACGCGAGTTACTATCTTCTCGACCAAGTGCGAGCCAGAATGGACTTTGTCAAAACGCGAGAGGCTTTTGTGGCAATGGCTGAGAAGCACCCTCATGTACTGACCAAACTAGTGGAAGACAAGGCTAACGGTAGCGCGATTATTTCGAGTCTTAAGTCACTTATCTCTGGGATTATTCCGATAACCCCGAAAGAGTCTAAGGAAGCGCGCGCCAGTGCAGTGACTCCTCTCTGGGAAGCTGGCAACGTTTATTTGCCCTCTCCAGAGATTGAGCCATGGGTCAAGAGTGAGTTTATCCCTGAGTTATTGAGTTTCCCTAGTGGCGCTCATGATGACCAAGTGGACGCAATGACTCAAGCACTCACTTATCTCTCTCAGCACGCTAGACGACCGATTCACCCCAATAATTTAGCTGCTTTACGCCGTTCGGGTATACGCAGATTCTGAGGTTAAACAATGACCGATAAAGAAAACGATAAGGAAGCGACAAAAAATCAGCCAGAAGCGCGAAAAAAGCTCTCGGGCTTGATGTTAGCAAGTCTCCTTAGTCAACCCCCAATGCCGTTTAAGCGCTCGCTCCAGTCGCTAGATTTAGCTTCTGTGCGAGAAGTCTATGCGCCTCCTGTGACCTTTGGTTATGGTCACGACAAATTACGAGAAGAGGTAGATTTAGCCTTTGACTCTGCGGGTGGCTATGAGGCGATTTATAGCAGTCTTACGCAACACGCTATTGAGATGGGGCAATATCCTGTCTCTGGGTTTGTGGGCTATGGCGCGCTCCAGAATATCGCTCAAAACGGCATGATTCAAAACTGTATCCGCACTGTCGCTGATGACTTGACCAGAAACTGGATTCAAGTTGTGGGTGGTGAGGAGACTGATGAAGAGCGATTAATTGAATTGCAAGACTTGCAAGACACTAAGTACAAACTGCGAAAAGTCTTTAACGATGCGCAGTGCTTAGTGGGCTTTATGGGTGGTGCTTTTGTTTACATCAACACTGACCCAAAAGGACAAGAAAACGGTGACCCAAAATATCCGTTAGCAGTCAATAGCAAGAGTGAAGAGCTAGCCAAAGGGCGCAAGGTTCATTTTCAGGTCATTGACCCGGTGAATGTGTGCAGTGGTGCTTTTAATGCCCTCAACCCGCTCATGGCGGATTATATGAACCCTCAGAGGTGGTACGTCCAAGGTCAGGAAGTCCACGGTTCGCGCATGTTGCGAATTGTCGACAACGAGCCTCCCACACTTTATAAGCCTTCTTATAACTTCTTGGGGATTCCTCAAGCCCAGATTCTTTGGGACTATGTTTTGCACTGGAATCAGTGCCGTGCTGCTGAAGTCGACCTAGTGAATAAGGTTCGTCTATTGGCAGTCAAAACGGCAATGTCTGACACCATGAGCAGTGCTGATGGCATTCAACAAATGGACGCTTTAGTAATGGCTATGCAACGCTACAGCGACAATAACTCTGTTGTGGTGGTGGATAGAGAAGATGACGTTGTGAATATCCAGACTACTGTTTCGGGCGTCTCTGACGTGGTCAGACAGTCCTTAGAGAGTATCGCAGCGATTAACCGCACGCCAGCCGTCAAGATTCTGGGGATTAGCCCTAGCGGTTTTAACGCCACTGGTGAGAGCGATATTAAAAACTACTATGACCATATCAAGAGTAAGCAGGAATTAAAGCGTGAAGCGATTCAAAAGTGCTTAGAGGTCATTCAGTTGGTTGAGTTTGGAGAGATTGACCCCTCCATTACTTTTGTCTTTAATCCGCTAGCCAAAGACGACCAAATGGTGGCGGCTTCTGCTTTTGCTACCAAGGTTGGGGCGGTCACTGCACTCTATGACCGAAACATTATCACTGGTGATGAATTCCGCCAGTTAATGAAGAAAGAAGAGGATATGGGCTTAGGCAGTCTGGACGGTGATTATTCCCCTGATGACGATGCGCCCAACTTAGAAAATGAGGACCCGCTATCCGCAATGATGGCGCAACAGCAGGGAGCCTCAATGGGGAGTCCAAAGGAGCCTCAAATTCAGCCTAAAACCCCCACAGTAAAGGGAGAAGGCATTGAAGAAAGAGAAGACCATTAGAAGTGCTAATCCTAACGTAGGGAATAGACGTAAAGCTCAGAGACACATTCAAAAAGTTCTCTGGGCTTTTTATTTAGCCCTACTAAAGGATATCCGCGAGCATACAGTGAAAATCCCTGTGCTGGCCGAGGATCAATCCTTATCTAACCCTCGCTCCGCGGATGAGTATGCCAGAGAGGTCAAGAAGGTCAAAAAGACGATTTTAGAGATTGTCAAAGGACTCAAAAAGGCAGAGCGATTAGCCCTAGCTGCGCATATCGACAGCAACAAAGACTTCCTCGCTCACCTAATTGAGCCAAATATGCGCTCTGTCGCTTCTTGGTACGTGAAGACAATCGCCTTTGATATCACTAAAGCGCAGCGAAGAGCGCTCATTGACGCGGGCTTCTCCCCTAAGGTGTTGCGCCAGAAATGGACGATTCCAGTAGGTAGGCAATACATAGGGAGCAGTGCAGCAGCGCAGTTTGAAACGATGGTAGGCAACACAGTCTCTCTTATCCGAAACATGACCTACAGAGAGCTGAAGTTCATTCAAAAGGCTATTCAAAAAAGCACTATCGAAACAGAAGGCTATCGGTGGTTAGAGCGCGAGCTAAGGCAGGTCAAGTCGCTGGCTGATGATCCTAAGCGAGTCGAGACGATTGTGCGTGATCAAACAAACAAACTGACCTACCAGATTAGCTCAGCCAATATGCGAGACGCAGGAATAACTGAGGCCATATGGATTCATGTGCCGGGTAGGTTTACCAGCCGTGAGACTCATATGGATTTTAACGGTAAGCGTTTTGAGATAGGCAAAGGACTGTTTGATACGGAAGTAATGGGCTATGTGCAGCCGGGAGAGTTAATCAACTGTCGTTGTACCTTCCGCCCAATATTAACCAAGTTTACTGACGATGAGGAATCAAAGAGATGAGTGAAGCGATTCTCGCTAATGACCGAATCCCTTTTAGTGTTCGGTGGTCAGACAAAGATGGGCGCTTGCACGTTGATGTGTCGAATCTGACCAGAGAGCAAGTAGCCCCATATTATGGGCGCGAAATTCCGAATGGGGTTGAAAACGGATTAAAGCCTAATGAGCTTTACCACGTCTATCGACCAGCTGAGGAATTAAAAAAGCCCGAAACGATTAAGTCTGTAATCGGAATCCCGATTCAGTTCTTACATAACAGAGATACCCCTGATGAGCCAGCCAAAGAGACGCGAGTAGGCTCGACTGGGGACTCAGCCAAATTTGAATACCCCTATCTCCAAAACTCCTTACATGTCTTTGACAAGGAAGCGATTAGGAGCATTCAAGACGGAAGCATGAAAGAGTTGAGTCTCTCTTACTACTACGACCCTGAATTTACTAAGGGAGAGAAGGACGGAGAACACTATGACGTCATCATGCGAAACATTAGAGGGCAGCATTTAGCCCTTGTTCCTGAGGGACGCGCTGGCGCTGCTTGTTGTGTCCAAGATGAAAACTCAATTAAAGGAGTTGATATGAAAAAGATGAAAATGACAGCTCGCGATGAATTGCCAGCTGCCAATGAGTCTGACCAGATCGAAGAAGGGCAAGCCGTGACTGACGAAACCCCTTCTTTGGAAGAGGTTTATCAGAAGTTATCCGCTGCGAAAGTTCCGCAGGAGCTTCTAGATGAGCTTAAGAAGGCAGTGGAGGTTGAAACGTCTACCGCTACTGACGAAGAGGAAACTGACATTTTCGCCAATACGGAAGACGAAGATGAGGACCCGCAGCCTGAAGAGACGGATTCCGTGACCGATGAGGACGAAGACGATTCTGAGGCTCCGATCCCTGAAGATGAGGAAGAGGACTCTGAAGAAGTTGAGGCCTCTGACGATGAGGAAGAGGAAGAAGAAACCCAGCCAGAGGAAAAGTCGACTGAAGACGAAGATGAGGACATTATCGCTACTTTGCGAGAAGCGGGTATCGAAAATCCCACGCCCGAAGAAGTGGCCGCCTTCCGCGCTGGTATGGCTGAAGAAGATTCCGAAGTGGAAGACGAAGAAGAAGAAAAGCTCTCTGACTCTGCCATTCAGCTATTGCGCGACAACGGCCTCCAAAACGCTGATATTGAAGTGGCTCGCGCTTTTTTGCGTGGTTTTAAGGTAGCGCAGCAGAAGGCAGGGGACGTGGAAAAGAAGGCTGAAGAAAAGTTCCAAGCAGCTCAAGACTGCGCTCGCGTTATTGGGAAGACTCGCGCCACTGCGTGGGACTCTGCGGGTTCTATCTATTTGTCGGCGCTCCAGAAAATGGGACTCGACACTAAGGGAGTCAAAAAGTCTAGCGCACGCGCAGTTTGGACTCTCGTTAACAAAGAGCGCGCACGCCAGCGAGTCGCTAACGACTCTGCTCAGGGTGTGGGCTTGATTGATTCTTTTGAGAAAGTACTCAAATAACAATGGAGAAACAGAAAAATGGCTTTTACTCCCATTTCTAATATGCCGGCGTTCGGCACTGACGGTCAGGAATTAAATTCTGGGCTTACCGTTTATCAGCCTATTGGATATGTCTCTGATGGGTCGCTGAAGTTCGGGCGTTTTGCCTTCCCTGTCGCTGAGACTGGGGATCTCAAAAAGGCAGGCCTCAAAAAGGCTGGCGCGAAAGTCTTAGGGCTTGTGGCCGCCAATTTGTCTCATCAGTATCAGTTGGAAGATGACCATACGGTTATCCCTGCTGGTCAGAATGTGGCAATTGCTATGCGTGGTGAATTTTGGATTACTGCACCCGCTACCGCTACGGTGGGTCAGGCAGTGTTGTGTGATCCTGCCACTGGTGGCATTACCTTTGGCGAAAAAGGCGCAGCTAACGACACTGGCTGGGCGGTTTTGCAAGGTGGCAATGAAGGCGCGATGATCATCATCTCTAACCGTGCTTAATTCAGAAAAGGACTAATGAAAATGAAAACGAAAACGGATTTTCTCAAAGACTTACCTTATAAGTTCGGCGTGTCTAGTGAGTATAAGAACGCTCGCTTTATGCCAGTTGTTGACACTGATGTGGCGGGGAATGTACTTGACACAAAACGCGCCGCCCGTATTTTGACAGCTAATGACGCAGCTATTGGTAACGGTACGGTTGGTGTGCCGTCCTTGTTTACTACCTTCCTTAACCCGAATGTGGTCAACACGCTTTATGCGGCCATGAAGGCGCAAAACTTCTTTGGCGCTCCTGTTCGTCATGGTGACTGGACGACTCAGACTCAGACTTTTGCGTTGACTGATGTCGCAGGTACGGTTTCGCCTTACAACGATGATGACGAAGGCGCAAGCACCACGACTACCCTTGACTTCACGAATCGTGACGCCTATCTCTTCTCGACCATGATCAAATATGGTCAGTTGGAAGCTGCCACGACTGCAGAAGCAGGGATTGACCTTGTGGCGAAAAAGCAGCAGGGCGCAGCTGAAGTTTTGGGGCGCTATCAGAATAAGTTCTATTTCTATGGCGTCGCTGGTAAGCGCATTTATGGGCTTTTGAATGACCCGAATTTGCCTGCCGCTATTACGCCTAACTCTATTGGCGGTAAGGTGAAGTGGGCTGATAAGAAGACGGTTGACCATGGCGCAAACTCTTCTTATGCCAATGCTATCTATGAAGACGTTTTGAAGCTCTTTAGTACCCTTCTCGAAAACGTGGGTAGCAACATTGACGAAAACGATGTGATGGTGTTGGGCGTGCCTTCTGGCTGCTTTGCTGAATTGGCTAGCACTAACGTTTTTGGCAAGTCTGCTCAGGAATTGTTGAAAGAACACTTCCCCAATTTGAAGATTGAGAAAGTGCCTGAACTTAAGACGAAGGAAGGGAATATGCTCTATCTCTGCCTTCCGAACTTGTTAGGCTCGAAGACGGCTGAATTGGCGTTTAACGAAAATTATCGCATGATGAATGTCGTACAGCTTACCAGCTCCTATAAGCAGAAGGTTGTGGCTGGCACCTTTGGCGCGATTATCTATCGCCCTCAGGCTATCGCAACCATGGTAGGTATCTAATCGACTGATTAGCACCTAATCATCTTTCTAAGGGATTCTCACCTTGTGTGGGAGTCCCTTTTTTGTTATCCAAGGAAAACCACTATGCCACAAGACAAGAAAACCAACACTAAGACTACCGCCCAGAAAAAGCCTCAGACGGCTGCCGCCACGCAACCGTTAGGTGTGGTCGGATCGACCTTTGACGAAAAGAATGAGGTGGCGGCAACTGGTGACACTATCTCTATTGCAGTGTGTCTCGCAACTTCTCTCGCTTTTGATATTGACTTAGGATCGACCACAAAACGAGTCGTGTTCTATGGCTTGAATGAAGACCTGCGCGGTAAACCTACTGGCGTTTTAGCTCTTTCTGGTAATGCTTTGTGCCAGAACATTCTCAAGAGTGACTGGGAAGCGATTAAACAACAGTATGGCTCTATGGACGTGTTCACTGGTATTAATGGCAATATCCCCTGTATCTATGAAGTGGGTGACGTTGCTGGCTTTAACAGTGCTAAGGCTAACAATGAACTGAAAGAAATGGATCATGGCCTCAGTCCTATCGACCCGAATAAGGAAAAAGATAAGGCTATTGAAGAGCATAAAGAAGAGCAGTAAGGAGATGGGGGAATGACCGAAGTCAAATTAGACTCCACAGAATTTCGCGCTCGCTTCCCAGACTTAAAAGGCGTGAGTGACGAGACTCTGGAGGGGCTTTTTCTTTCGCTAGAGTCGATTTTAGGTGATGGTCAAGGTCATTTCCCTTATCGCGAAAATCAAGCGAAAAACCTTGTTTATTTAGCCCTTGCTCACCTTGTGGTGACTTTCGAGAATGCCTCTAACCCTATGGGCGGTGGCGGTATTGTGAGTTCAGTCTCTCAGGGAAGCGTGAGCGCTAGCTATCAGCAGCTACCAGCCAATACAGCTACTGAGTATTTTTGGCTCTCTTCTCTCTATGGAAGAATGTTTTGGCTCGCTTCTGCTCCATACCGTAGAGTTCCTAAGCTCTATAACTTCAAAAAGCCTCACCCATATGGCTAAGGAGACGCTATGAGCGTTGAATTTGATAAGACTGGAGAGCAGCTAGCCCTTGAGCTACAGCAAGAGATTCTGCTTGATGATGAGTCTCCTAATCAGTCGATCATGATAGGGGTTAATGATCCCTATGTAGCTGAATACGCTACTTACCTTGAGTATGGCTGGGTGCAAGCAGTGACCACAAAACAGCGTGGCTATTTCTTGAAAAATTTTGACTATCCGCTAAAAGAAGGCTCAACTCTCTACAATCCGCCACGTCCATTTTTGCGCGGGACCCTGACTGCTAATGCCACTGACTGGGTGGAGTGCTTAAAAACCTATTTTGGCGATGGGCGCAGGGGATTAAAGAATGCCCTTATCTTTCTGGGCGAAAACGCTAGAGCAGACATTCAAGAGACTCTCAAGCGTGGAGGTACTAAAGAAGACACTTTTCCCTTGCGTTCTGAGATGACTCTCGCGCTGGCGGAAGCTGAGCAAATGAATCACGCCACTGACGGTAGTGGTTTTGGCAATAGAGCAGAAGCGGGGGTTAAGTCGACTCGACTCTTAAACAGTATTGTGTACTGGTTCGATGAGGAGGGCTAATGACCTATAACTTACACGCAATGGTCAGAGGAATGATTCAAGCAGTCAACCCTGACCAAACAGTGACGCTTTATCGCTCGCTCTCTATGGCTGATGATTACCGTACTGACGATGAGGGGCGACCTGTGCAGAGTTTCGAGACTGTCGCAGGGGTATCAGCCAATATTCAGTCAGAAAGTCCTACTGCGCTTTATTTCGCGGATCATCTACCGCGAGAGAGTGTGACCAGAAAAGCTTATTTGTACGCTAATGAAGACTGGCTCAACAAGCCCTTTACTGGACTGAGAGCTTTTGCCAGAGGCGGTGATTTTGTCCAAATGGCTGATGGTACTCTTTGGTTCATTGATAGCGTGATGGAAGACTTCAGCCACGTGGGCTGGGTGAGTGTGAGGTTAGTTCTCCAAATTGAGGTCCCTCAAGCGCTTTCTGACTATCTAGCGACACAGAATAAGGAGGCTTGATGGATTTCTCATTAGACAGTGTGCCGTCTATCTATAAGGCGTTAAAAGCCTTTGAGGCTGATCTTCTGCAGTCCTTTGTTAAGCCTAATCACATTCTCATGGGTGACTCTGTAGGGAGCTTACCCCCAAAGACAAAGAATTATGTGGTTAACACAATTTTGTGGCAACAGCAAAATGGGACTGGCTCAGAAAACTTTAGCCCCAAGACTGGCAGGGTCAATATAGATCGATACTACCAAGTGACGGTACAGATTGATTGTTACGCGAGCGATAGCGAAATAGCCAGAAAGATGGCTACAGTCCTATCGAGTGTGGCTAATACCCAGTTTGCCACTGAGTACCTCAACGCCTTTGGAGTCGTTATCCATTACAGCGAAATGCCAAAGAATACGACTATTCAAGGGGAAGACACTCAGCCACTTTGTCGGTGGTCAGTCACCTTTGATATGGGCTACTGGCAGAAGATGAGTATTGCAACACAAGGAATCGATTCAATTGTGATTGACAAGATTATTAATGTTGACCTACTCGACCAAGACAAGGGATAAACACTATCGCTTGCAACATTATCAACTTACAGCGCATTAAGGCAACGGAGCCTCAGTGCGCTTTTTCTTTTTTGGAGAAGGCTAAAAATGGCTATTTCAGCTTCCTATATCGTTAAAGTCACTCCGCGAGTGATTAGTGGCGGTGGCAATGACCTAGAGACTAATGGCTTATTGCTCACCAACAACGCCGAAAAATTCCCTGAAGGCGCTCCTAAAGCGCGAGTCTTTGTGAGCGCCGCTGATGTCGCTGCGACCTTTGGCGATACAGCTGATGAAACTAAGTTCGCCCAACAGTATTTTATGGGGGAGAACAATCAGCAGAAAATCCCAACAGCTCTCGTTATTGGTTACTTTGATAACGTGGAAGCAAAAGTAGTGACCAACATGAAGGATATCACCAAGGTCACGCAAAACTTTGTGATGTTTACTACCCTCCAGAAGGTCAAAGATATTGGCACGGCTCGCGCTCTTGCTGAATGGGCTTCTAGTGGTGGTGAAGAGTATATCTATGTGTGCTGGGACGACTCTCAGGCTACTTTGAACAATAAGACTAAGGGGACGACTCTTTTAGGTCAGCTCTCCACTGGCGCTGATTATTCTTGTTTAGCTACCGTTTTTGGCGGTTATGCAGACGCTGCCTTTGCTTTGGGTATTGGAGCCTCAATCAACTGGAATCTTGCTTCTGGTCTCAAAACGTGGTTTGGCAAGTCGACCCGCAACCTTAGCCCCAAGATCACTAATGAGGCGGACGCTAAGGAGCTTGACGATATTCGCACGAATTATTTCGGTGAGTTTGCGACTCGCAATGAAGGCTTCAAGATGTTCTATCGTGGCGCGCTAGTGAGTAAGCGATACGGCTTTATCGATACGCTTATTGGGGCAATCTGGCTGCGAAACGCAATTCAGCTCGCTTGTATGTCTGGGCTGACCTCAATTAATCGTGCGCCAAACAATCCTGTCGGTGAGGCTTATATTCGTGCATGGATTGGTGATCCTATTGCTAAAGCTAAAAAGTGTGGGATTATCGACAGCTCTGTGACTCTCTCTAATGCGCAGCAGACACAACTCCTCAACGAGACGACTGATCAGGATATTGTGAACGCTATTTTCACTAATGGTTATTGGCTGGGCGTAACTCAGGCAACGCCTAACGAGCGCGCTGACCGAAAACCCGCAACAGTTCAGCTCTATTACTCCTATGCTGGCGCGATTCAGTGTCTTGATGTGGCCGCCACTACCTTGACCTAATTGGAACACTAGCCAGTATTAGCACGGTGAATAGCCGTGCTTTTTTCTTTTGGAGAATATGAATTATGTACGATAAAGACATTACCTCAAAAAATGCGATTCTGATTTTGCAGTGTGATGAAATCTATCCCTCTGGCGTCCAGTTGGATCACTTCAATATGGATCGAATCATGTCGGTGGAAGCTCGCACAGTGTTGGAGGCTCGCGCTTCTGTGGACGGTAAATTAGCCCTAGGGGTGATCTATACGCCGCCCAAGTTGACCATCGCTGCCGAACCTTGCGGAAAAGCCTATGCTGCCTTATCCAACATTGTTAAGGCGCAGACTCAGAATGATAAGCCCTTCGCAGTGAATCTCACTATCTCGATTCCTTCCCAGAATATCACCTACTCGTTTAAAAACGGTGGTGTGACAGCGGGTAACGCGAATCTCTCTCTAGGCAAAACGGTTGACTCGACCACGTTCTCGCTTATCTTTGAATCGGTTGAGGAGAGCTAATCAATGGCTATTAAGACTAAAGAAATCAAGCTGATTGACGGTACTGATGAGCAGGGGAAGCCGATTGAGACGATTTTCATCATCACGCAAATGAGCGCAGTCGCAGCTGATGAATGGACTGACCGAGCAGCTTTGATTTTGGGTAAGGCTTCCGCAGAGGAGCTTTTTAATTCCTTCAAGGTTGACGGTGACGCAGAGCGCGGAAAAGCCCTCGTGGCCTCAATTTTCAATATCGAGTATGAGAAGGCTAAACCCTTGTTTGACCAGTTGCTTGAATGTTGCGAAATCAAGGTAGGGGATACCCGCTTCCCAGTGTTGAGTAACTTAGACATGATCAATAGCCCTGTGACGCTAAAGCGCCTCAAGATTGAATCATTCAAGTTTGTCTATAGTTTTTTCAGCGGTGGCGGCCTCTTAAACTCCCTCGGGGTGTCGAGTTTTCTCACGACTGCGGACAAATAGAAGGAATAGCCCAGTACGCTAACGTAACTCCTGTATGTGGCAGGGTGGCAGCCTCGGGGTTAGCATCTTACGCTGAATTGTGTACGGTGCTAACCCTTGAGGACGCTTATAAGCTAATTGAGATATTAAGAGTTAAGCAGTATCACGAGTGGCTAGCCAATAAAGTCTCTCAAGAAAAAATGGAGAACCAACAATGAGCGGTGACTCGATAAAAACATTAAGCGTACAAGTTAACGTTAACGCTTCTCCTTTGCTTAACTTTTTCCAGACTGTTGGTCAGCAGGTCAACAATCTGGAGAAGAGCTTAAGAGAAGCTAATTTGCCTATTGAAGAAATTTCAGAGAAAGTAGGCAAAATGAGCCTTGCTGCTGGGCATGTGTCGAAAGAAGTCGCCGATACGATTATTCATCATGGGACATCAGCACAAAAGGCAGCGCTCATTACTGGGCGTGGGCTTGATGAGTTGCAAGGTGTCGCAGTCAAAACGGCTGGTACCTTCCTTGACCTAGGAAAGAGTATCGCTAGCGCATTTAAGCCCTCTAATATGATTGCCAAACTCAAGACTAATCTCTTGGGACTTGCGGCACCTATCGCTGGTGCTATGGCAGTCAGACAGCTTTTTAGCTCTTATACCAGTGAAGGGGAGCGATTAATTAACCTCTCTGAAAAAATTGGGGTAAGTGTTGAAAAGCTCGATATGTGGGGCAAGGCTAATCGCGATGCTGGCGGGTCCGCTCAGAGCGCTCTCGAAAACTGGACTAAAAACGGTTACCGTACCGCTGAGAGTTTTTTCTCTCTGGGTGACAAAATCGCAGGTATGAGCGACAGACAAGCGAGACGTTACCTACAAAATATTTACGGTATTAGTGAGGAAGCGTCCAAAGTCTTTGTCAAGAACAAAGAGAACGCAAAGGCAATGGCTGAGTCTTACAAAGACGTAGCGATGACCAAAGAGCAAGCTGAACAAGCGCACGAGTTTAATCTAACGTGGGCTAAGTTCACTGACGCAGTCAAGGCAGGAGCTAACCAGATTCTTGTTTTAGTTGTGCCAGTACTCCAAAAGTTCGTCTCTATCTTCACTGGGGTTATTTCGGCTATCAGGAAACATATAGGGGTGGTTAAAGCGTTCTTTGCTGGCTTAGGCGCGCTTCTGGCAGTGAAGTTTGTCTCTGACATTGTTTTGGCAGTCAAGGCAATGGGTGGGCTTACAGCTGCCTTTAGAGTGGCTACCACAGCAGCTAAGACTTTTTCAGCGTGGGCAATGGCTAACCCATTAGGGTTGGTAGTGGCAGCAATTGCGCTTATTGTCGCTGCGCTTGATGACCTCTACACCTTTGCCAATGGTGGTGTGTCTGTCTTTGAAAACATTGTGCGCAAGATTGGGGGCTTTTTCGGGCTGACTGAAGAGGGCTTAGAAGAATTGCGCGCCACCTTCAAGGGATTCTTTGACTGGGTATTCAGTCTTCCTAAGAAGGCGCTGGAAGTGTTCAGAAGCTTTTTCTTAGCCCTAGGCGCGCTTCTGGACGGTGACTTTCACAAGTTACTGGAAGCCCTAGGCTTTAACGCTGATCAGGTGTTTAAGACTGTGGGAGACGCGTTTAGTAAATGGATCAAAGAACCGATTACTACTGCTATAGCCCTTATCAAGGAAAAGTGGGACGCTTTTATCGCTCCCTTCACTGACCAGATTAATAAGGTCAAAAACTTCTTTGGTATCGATAGCACAAAGTCTGATAAACCGCGCTACGGCTTATCTAATTTGGAAATAGGGGATTATGAGGCTATCTCTGGTGGCTCGCTTGAGGCCGCAGGGGTAGTGTCTAGAGTCCAGTCCAATAGCACTATGAGTAGCGTTAATAACCAGTCTGAAATCAATATCACTAACAACATTCAAACTAGCGATGACCCAGAAGCCATTGCCGGGGCTATTGGTCAGAGTTTCGACTCTGCTAGCGCACAGAGTCGTGGGCTTATTGGTAACGCGAATAGCGGCGTTGTTATGAAGGGGTAATCATGAAAGATAAGGAATCTGTGTTTGCCATTCTAGACAGCAAGGACAAGTTAATTTGCCACTATGAAGGGTTAGACGATTTCAGTATCTCTGTTTCTGCCAATATCCCTACGGAGCCTCAAGAAGGGGGTACTTTCATGAGTTACGACAAAGTGAGAAACCCCCAAGAGGTCAGTGTGAGCTTGATTTTCGGTGGGAATATTCAGAAGCAAATTAAGGAGCTGCGGGTCCTTGAGCAACGCATTAATAGTACTGAGCTTTTTTGCGTGATCACGCCAGCTGCGCTCTATAAGAACATGGCGCTAGTGGGCCTCTCAATGAATCGCTCTAATCGGTCAGGAGGCAACTTATTAGTAGTCGACTGTACTTTTCAGGAAGTACTGAGCGCGAATCTTAAGCGTGGCAAATTCAAGGCTACAAACAAGAAGAAAACGAGTAGCGATAAAGTCGACACTGGTCAACAGCCAAATTCATTTTTGGCTGATTTGACTGGCGCGAGCAAGGGACCCGCGCTCTCTTCTCGAAAAGAAAACGAAATGAAGCGCAAGGCTAAGGAGAGCAACAATGGACGAAGAGAAATCAACGTTAATCAAAGTGTCGACTATTCAGACTCTTAATTATCCTTCCTTCTCTTTCAGTATCGTGCTTGATGACCAAATGTGTGTGATCGATGTCGAGCAAAAAGGCTCAGGGCTATATGTGAGCTTAATGTGCGATAAAGTCACAGTCTTCAGTGGTGTTTTGGCTGATAACTTAACGCCGTTGCCACCTTTTAGCTCCAAAGACTTCAAGGGGAAACTCTTCTTTGTCGACACTATGGGAGAGCTTCCTCCAGAGGTTGAGGGCTTAGGTGAGCGCTGGCAGCTTTACTACTGTCGAGAGACTTAATGAGGAATCAGGGCAATGGCTCAAACATTTAATAAAAAATCAATCCGCGTGACCATAACGACACAGAAGGGAGAAACCTTTGTGTTGGAAGATTTCGCTATTGATTGTTCCATTCAAAAAAATGGAGGGGTTGAGCTGAGTAAGTCTAAGGTCAATATTTATGGGCTGAAACTGGAGACCATGCAGCGCTTAGTCTGGACGCAGTACCGAAACCGCACATTAGCCTATAACCGTATCACGGTTGAGGCCAAAGAAGGCAATAGTGCCTATTCAATGGTTTTTAAGGGAGAGATTCTCTTCTGTGTCGCTGACTTTAATGGGGCTTCTCCAGTCCTCAAAATTGAGGCCACAACAGCTGCGCTAGGAAAATTAATTCCTGATGATCCTATTTCGGTAGAGGGTAGTCAGTCTGCTGCTAGCCTGATTGAGTCTTTGGCTAAGAAGGCTAATTTGACCTTTACTAATGAGGGGGTAACTGCTCAGGTTAGCGACACTACTTTGAGTGGTGACCCAGTAACCAAAATGCAGTCTATCGCACGACAAGTGGGCGCAGAGCTACTGATTGAAGATCAGCACGTAACGCTACTGCCGAAAAATAAGCCCAAAGAAACTGTGGGTGGTGGCTCGCCTGTCGTGGACGCAGAATCAGGCATGATTGGCTATCCAACACTCACGAATACTGGGGTTAACTGCACTTGCTACTATCGCCCAGATATTAGGTTAGGTAGCTCAGTAACCGTGAAAACAATTGTTCCTATGGCTTCTGGGACGTGGCTAGTGACTCAGGTCAGTCACGAATTATCCGCGAATAACCCGAAAAAATCAGCGTGGAAAACTTCATTCACTGGGACATGGTGGGTATAAATGGCAGATAAAGAAGTTATCACTCCTGCGAGTAGCTTTAGTGAGCAAGGCTCAATCAACGCTTTAGAGTTTTTTGTGCGCTCGATGATTAACGGTATTGTGAATACTGCTATTCCTGTTAGAGTCGACTCGATAGAGCGACCTGCAGAAGGTGGTGGCGCAGCGTACCTTAAGGCTACTCCTCTTATTCAGCAGCGAAACGCAGCAGGGGATGCGCTCTCCTGTGTACCTATTCCTAGGCTGCGCTGGTTTAGATTACAGCACGGTACAGCAGCAATTATCTGTGACCCAAAAGTAGGGGATATAGGATTAGCCGTTGTGGCTCATCAAGACGTCTCTAATTTGGACGGTGGCGGTGAGCCACAGCCTCCTAATTCCTTCCGTACCTTTGACCTCTCTGACGGTTTTTATATCGGTGGTTTTTGGGGCAGTACGCCTAAAACCTTTATCCGTATTGAAGACTCTGGAGACGTGACGATAACGGCGCCTCAAACAGTCACGGTTAACACCAAGAACGCCACGGTAAACGCTAGTGTGGCTACCGTGATCAATACCCCCAAGACTACTATCACAGGGGATACCTACATAGATAAAACGCTTAACGTTATTGGGCGTATTACTGGGGTTGGCGGTATCACGGTTTCTGGTGGAAGTGGCGGGTCCTCAGTGAGAGGTAATTTCAAGCTTGAGGGGTCAATGAGTGCTACTGGCGACGTTGTGGCAGGTGGTAAGAGTCTAATGAAACACACCCACAAGGGAGACAGTGGTGGCAATACTGGAGTACCAAACTAATGACACATACAGCTTTTACACTCGCGCTTAATGACTCTTGGGACATTGACCTTGATGAGGGCGGAAACCTTAAGCTCTATCGTGATAAAAAAGCCGTTTTGCAGAATGTCGCTAATGAGTGTCGACTCTTCAAGTATGACGCCTATTTTCGCTATGAAGAGGGCATTGACTGGGGAGCTGATCAGCTAGGCAAAAAAGCTAGAGAGATTCTTGTGGTCAGTCGACTGAGAGAAGCTGCCGAGCTAGTGGACGATGTCGAGTCTGTCGACAGTGTTGAGCTTGATGAGTTTAACCCTGATACAAGGACCCTCAAAGGGACAATTACCGTGACCACAAAATGGGGGAAAGATGAAAAAGTTAGAGTTTAATGAGCTGGTAGGGGTTAAGCTCCCTAGCACCTCAGAAATACGTGCTGACCTAGAGCAAGAGATTAAAAACGCTTTTCGAGTCAGAGATAGTGACCCAGAAGCTAACACCGATCCCAGTACGCCACTAGGTCAAATTATCGACATTGTTGTGGCTGAGATTGAATCAAAGAACGCCCAGTTAGCCTACTTAACTAACCAAAATAACCCCGACACTGCACGGGGTATTTTTTTAGACGGTCATAGCGCGCTTTACTTCCTTCAACGCAAAAAGTCAGAATCCTCTGTAGTTTCTTGTGTCTGCACTGGTCAGGCTGGCACCAATATCCCCTATGGCGTTTTAGTCAAAGACATTGATGGAAAGTCCTTTAGACACAATGTTGTGGACGGTGTAACTATCGGGGACTCTGGGAGCGTGACCACTACTTTTGTTTCTGTCGACCATGGGGCTATTGATGTTCGTCCAAACACGATTAATAAGATTGTGACGGTTGTGGCTGGCTGGCAGAGTGTGAATAATCCTGTCGCTGGCGTGGTAGGGCGCGAAAGAGAAACTGATAGCGAATTGCGCTCTCGACTTGAGGAAAGTGTGGCTATTAATGGGGTTGGCAACGTCCAGTCTCTTGTGGCTGAGCTGAAAAACATCTCAGGGGTAATTGACGCAGTAGCGCAGGAAAACATTAGTAATAAGCCACAGACTTATTACGGTATCACGCTAGAGCCTCACTCTGTGGGCGTCTCTGTTTTCGGTGGCGATGATGTCGCCATTGCTAAAGCGATTAAAGAGAAAAAAGCCATGGGTTGTGATACCAGTGGATCATATACCGTTAGCTTCTCGACTGATAACAACGGTGAAGGACGGTATGAATACAAAATTACGCGGCCTCAGCCTGTCGCAGTCGCTATGAAAATCACCTTCTTTGCGCCCAATATGGACAAGATGACCCAAGAGACGGTCAAGCGTGCAGTGATTAACGACTTCCTAGGGCAGGGCGCAAATAAGCGAGTGAGTTTCGCAGAGACTCTTTATTCCTCTCGATTCTATTCAGTGATTCAGCAGGTAACGGCAGTCCCCGTGGGAAGTATTGAAGTAAAGGTAGGCAACGGTGATTTTGATCGAAGAGTGATCATTAACGCTGACCAACAGCCCACAATCACGGAATCTGATATCACCTTCACTTTTGCAGGGGCTTAATCATGGTTGAGAGTTACCAGACATGGGGAAACCTCAAGGCGGTATCGGACTTGAGGGGGATGGCAAACGTTCGCAGTTTCGCGAGCGACGCTATTCAATCCCAATACGCCGCGAGTAAACGACTAACACGTTTAGCTAGAGTGATTCAAAAGGCGATCGACCCGAGCGAGGAAATCCAATACATTGCGGAGAACGTTGTGAACCCCTATAAGGCGAAAGGCGTGTTCTTAGACTGGATCGGGAAGCGAGTAGGGATTAGTCGAGAGGTTGTCATCGATGGGGTTAAGCGAACGATAGATGATGAATCATTTCGTTTCCTCATTTTCTATAAGTGCGCGTCCAATATCTCCGATTCATCCATTGCGACGATGAACCGCTTGCTCACGCAATTGCTAGGGTTTCCCGTCTACGTCGTCGACAATCAGGACATGACGATTAGTGTGCGTGTCCTAGGCGTCCCAGACGAAATTAAGCAGCAGATTTTGATTAGCTACGGGCTTCTCACAAGAGCGTGTGGCGTGGGCTGGAATCTCATCATTTACAATCCCGCCAACAAGATCTTCGGTTTTAACGGCTCGAAGCTCCATACATTTAACCAAGGTACTTTCAACAACGCAAATGAGGTGACAGGTCAATGAGCACGAAATATCCTCAGTATTTTTTCCCTGAAGTGCTATGCGCACAAGGGGATTTCACCCTTCCTCCTTTAGAACCACGCCTCGAAAATTCGGGGCGTTTTTCAATTAAGTATGGCTTCGGGAAAGAAACCGAGAAGCCGATTACAGAAAACGGCATTCCGCCATACCGTGATGACTTCAACGGCGTTTTTAATGCGTTGAGTCAGCACATTGTGTGGCTTCAACGTGGCGGGGTCTACAACTACTCCACGGCCATGGACTACGAGGTGGGCAATGAGATCAACCACAACGGCAAAAAGTGGCGTTGTGCGAAGGAAAACGGTGCAGGGTCGAGCGTGATTGTGCCGGGGACTAATAAAGCCTATTGGCGTGAGGTTAATGGCAACCGCATTAATGGGGAAGTCGTTTCTTTTGTGAATTGTCGCTTAGGTGGTTCGGACGGTCGTCGCTTAATTCCTTGGGGCGAAACAGAAGCACTTGAAAATTGGATCTTCTGCGATGGCGGTACTGATGGGCGCGGTGGTCGTGTCCCCGATCTTCGTAACCGTTGTGCTGTTGGCTCAACATCCGCCAACAGTGGGGCGCTCGGCGGCGGAGTTTCGTTTACCACCTCCACCAATCCCGTTGGTGAAGTCGTTTTGATGGCGGGGAGTATGGAAGATCCGCACGGCGAATTTGTCTCTTTGCAGGCCCATTAACTTGTCCGCAAGTAACTACCCCGACGCGTATCGCGTGCTTGGGAAATATTGGGGCGGGGCTGGGCGAACCCCAGATCTTCGCGGGCGCTACGTCAAGATGAGCGGAGAAAGCGGCAATGGGGAGGATCGTTTGGGCTACTTAGGCAACGCAGGGCTTCCGAACATTACGGGGCAGTTTACCGCGTCGCCGGGCGGGTATCCAGCCCAGCGCTTCGGCACGGGGGCATTTAACGGTGACGTGAAATACAACGCAGGGCTACGTCAAGGGAATTCGGACGACTGGGGAACGACTTATGACTTTAACGCTGCACGCTCCAGTGGGATCTATGGTGCCTCCGATACGGTAACGCCTAAACATGCGGTTTTGAACGCTTATTTGCGCGTCAAGAAGTCGGTTGTCGCTTCGAATACCACGACGACAACGACCACGTATTCGTTGGCGTTCTTCGTCAAAATCCCTGATTAAGAGGAATGAAGATGGCAGAAAAGTTTAGTTTTGAATACGTCACCACGGCGACGGGGGAAATTAATGGGGAATCTTTCATCACGCAGACGGAAGATGCCATTAATGACCTCGGTGTGCGAGTGTACAACTTTAATGAGAACGTGAAGGAGACCAAGCTTCTGAGCCGTGAGGTATTGGAACAAGTTTCTCGCACGGAACGCGTCGCCAATAACGCGGCAGAAATGGCGACCAAGGCCTCGCAAGACGTTAATACCATGCAGGAGACCTTCACGCAATGGGGTTCGCTCATTGGGGAAACAAACTCCAATAGCTCTCAGAGTTTAACGATTGCAAAAAACGCCAAAGAAGAAAGCGCCAACGCGCTCGTCGTCGCAACAGAGGCAAAGAGCTTGGCACAAACCGCCAAAGCTGATGCAGAGTCCGCGAGTATTGGCGCGAGTAAGAGTGCAACGAAGGCAGAAGCTTCGGAAAAGCTCGCTCGAGAAGCGAAAGCCTTAGCGGAAGAAAGTCGAAAATTTGCAGAATCTGCGCAAAAGAATGCAGAGACAGCAGGTGTCAAGACGGTGCGTTATGTCGCGCAGGAATTAACCGACGATGAGAAAGCGATGGCGCGCGTCAACATTGACGCCGCGCAGGGTGACTCCGAGGGGGTATTCGTTCCAACCTCTGAGGACGCGGATGATTCTGGCGTGGACGGAAAATTGCGCTTTTATACGCCCGAGAACGTTCTACAGGTATATACGGGTAACGAGTGGAAATCGCTCTTTCAATATTCTGGCGCTCTCGATCTCGTGACCTTGGGAGAAAAGCAAATAATTCGCGAAGAAAAGACCTTCTCCAAAGGGATCGTCGCAACGAGTATCTGGGGTGGGTCGGCAAGTGAAGGCAGTGTTGAATCAGGAAATCTTTACCTGAACGCCCCCCGTGGAGAGAATGCCACTTACGGACACAAGGTTTACATTGGCGGTACGGATGAGGGGGCGGAAGCGGTACGCAAGGACATGTTGGTGGGTTACGCGACGAAAACGGAAGTAGCTAACACGTATCTGACAAAAAGTGCCGCGACAAGTACCTATGCCACTAAGGACTTTGTGAACAAGGAGTGGGGCGCTCGCACAACGCAAGCAGAGGGCGCGATCAAGGCGCTTCAGGCTAGCGCGGCAGCATTCCCAGCGACTTACGCCACGAAGGGTGAAGTTTCTGCGGTTGGCGGTAAGTTCGCTGATTACGCGAAAACGGCTTCTTTGAATGCATACGCCAAAAAGGCAGAGGTAGAGAGTACCTATGCCACCAAAGCTGAACTCAAAGAGGTTAGCGCCAATGCAGGCAGTGGCGGAGATGTGGATTTGAGCGGTTATGTCTCGAAAGAAGACTTAACAACAAAGCTTGGTAGTTACGTAACGAGTTCCTCACTTACCACAACACTTCAGCCTTATGCGAAGACTGGGGACTTGTCGGCTTATGCCCGCACCTCGGACTTAATCTCCTATGTGGAGAAGGAATATTTAAATAGAGAAATTGATAAGGTACGTGGCAAGCTTAATACTAAAGCGGACGTTTCGGCGCTCAATTCCAAAGCTGATCGCTCAGACTTAGCCCCTTATGCCAAGACAGCAGATGTGGATTCTAAGCTGAAAGGGTACGCAACTAAGGCAGATGTTGCGGCTTCTGCAAGCCAAGGAAAGTTCATCAAGGCAAACGGAAACCGTGGGCAGATTGGTGGGTACTCTACGCAACACGTTAGTGGATCTTCGTTCTCTAAGTCGTTCGTTGTTACAGTTGAATCCCCAGATGACTTATGTGTGGGTGCAATGGCACGCAGCACGATCAAGTTTGTTGCTGGGGAGGAAGATCAAGTGGCTACTAAGGTTGTACACGTGCAATCTCACCGTACAAGCGGATGCGCAATCACGTGGGAAGGGTGCGTTTGGGCTAGCGGATCTGCTCCAGTTTTTGGCAATCCAAGTGCGGTCTTAATTGTGGTAGCGCGGTTTTCCGCTGGCAAAGTGTATGCGTCTGTTTTCCAGAACTCTCAAGGGTAATTTCATATGAAAGCTTATAAGTATGATGAGCAAGTCTTCAATTCTGAATGGGAATTGAGAGAACATCTCTCTGATGTTAGCTTCCCATATTTAACTGATGAGAACGAGCAAGAAATCTGCACTCTTCTTGGTGTGGAAATTGTCAACTTGCCTGACCCAGAACTGACCGAAGAAGAACGCTTGTCCGTGCGAAAGCTTGCCCGCTCTCGCGCAGTGAACGCCATCATCGTTGAGGTGGACGGCATGAAGTTTGACGGGGATGAAGTTGCTCAAGGGCGTATGGCTCGTGCTCTCAAGGTTGCCGAGCTCAACAACATGGACAAAACGGCTTGGGTCTTAGCTGATAACACTGTGGTGGAAGTCACCAAGAAACAGCTTGAAGAAGCCCTCACCAAGGCAATGCTTCAGCAAGCCACTCTTTGGACGAAGCCTTATGAGGATTCTGACAATGAAGCACCCTGA